GCAAAGGAGTTGCAATCTGGTTATAAAGAACTAGAGGAGGCAATTAAAAAGGAGGAAGAGCGAGAGCATCAATTCATCACTTTATCTAAGGAGATTACTACACTCACGCATGGCATTTCTAAAAACAATACTAGGATCGCTGGATATCAACGTCAGCAACAAGATCTGGAATCGGAAATTCAAACAATTACCGAACAACTTGCAAATAGAAATACTGAGCATGAGAAACTAGAAGATTTTCAGACTAAGTTAGCAGAGACATATGAGGCATTAGCCTCTCAAAAAGAAACCATTCAATATCATAATTTTAATTATGAGTTACTTAAGGATGGTGGAGTTAAGTCCAAAATCATAAAGAAGTATTTGCCTCTGATCAATCAGCAGGTGAATAGGTATCTTCAGATGATGGACTTTTATATTAACTTTACATTGGATGAGGAGTTCAACGAAACTGTCCAGTCTCCCATCCATGACAATTTTTCTTATTCCTCCTTCAGTGAAGGGGAGAAGATGCGTATCGACCTAGCACTTCTCTTTACTTGGAGAGAGGTAGCACGGTTTAAAAATTCTGTCAACACCAATCTCCTGATCATGGATGAGGTGTTTGATTCCTCACTTGATGGGTTCGGAACGGAAGAATTCCTTAAGATTATCCGCTTTGTCATCAAAGATGCTAACGTTTTTGTCATATCGCACAAGACAGGTATGGACGATAGGTTCGATAGTGTGCTAAGATTTGAGAAAGTAAAAGGATTCAGCAGGTTAGCCCTATGATCGGAATTGTTGGTAATGGTTTCGTTGGCAATGCAGTTTACCAGAACGTAAGAGATAAAGCACCAACCAAGGTTTATGACGTAGATAAGAATAGGTCATTCAA